AGCTCAATCTGTCTGTCATTTGACTCCAAGCCTCCTTAGTTCATCTTCAAGATCATCATCGCCTCCGGTCTCTATTCCAAGCTCTTCTGGAGATACTTCGTCTTCAATTTCCTCAACATCTTCTTCAATTTCCTCAACATCTTCTTCAGCCGGTTTGGCTTTTCTTTTTACCGGAGGTTTGGCCTTAGCTTTAGCGCCTTTTCTCGGAGCTGGCTTTTCTTCTCCTTCATAGTCGATACCTAAAAGATCCAACGCTTCAAGCATCGTCTCTTTACCGTTCTCAGACCACACCTCGTCGAGATTGAACATGTTATCCAACTCGCCTTCCAGCTTAGATGGAACCGCAGATTCCTTCATGTCTGGGAAGATTTTGTATGTAGTTGAGATCGGCCCACGTTTGGGGTCAACTTTCTTTTTGAGTTTCCAATTGCGTCCAGCTTCTAAAGACCAGAACTCTCCTGCGTCTCCGAGCCATGTCATAAAGTCCTCGTGTAGCGTCTCTGGAACAGCCCACACGACCACAGCTTTTTCTTGATAGTCGATTATGTTGTAAAGAGCTTTGCGCTGTTTACGAATGTTTTTGGCATCCTCATCCTTTTTATCAGCAGCTCTTAATCTAACCACCGCCTGACAGATTGGGCACTCTTCATCGAACTCTTCCAGGCACGCGACCGGAATGTTTACTTTCCGACCGTCGTCTAGTTTCTTCGGGATATAGTGAATGACCTTCTCAACAAAATAGAACTTATTATCTGGATCATCCCAGTGAGGGAGTATGCGAACAATCTGATCGCCTTCTTTTGGTTTGAACATTGGGACTATATCAAACCCACCCTTCGCTCGTTCTTCTTTTCGCTCTTCAACTTCTTTCGCCTTCTCTTTAAGGCGATCCATTAAAGAAACTTTTTTGACTGCTTTTTTAGCCATTGGTTAAACCCTTATTTAGAAATAGTTTCCATATGATCGATAAATTTATTGATGGTTGGAGTGAGCTTCTCATAAACAAGCTCTGCAAGGTCAACCGTTCTCTGGGTCGGTTCTTTTAAAAGCTTTTTGATCGCTGGTAAATTCTTTCTGAGAATTTTGGCGGCATCGATACACTCTATAGTTAAATTGTCGAGCTTAACCTCATCACTGTCTGCATCCACTCCTTCTTCGACTTCAACCTCGCCGACCTCGACCTCTTCAAGGTCTTCAGACTGATCCGGCTCAATATCTATAACCTGGGTCGCCTCAACACGTTCTTTAATTTCTAACCGTGTAACGCGGCCCTCAAGAACATTCTTTTTGAGCTTGGGGATGTCAGCCTCTGGTAATTTCTTTTCAGAGATCGATAGCTGATAGCATGTCACCCATGATGGAAGTTGACATTCAGGATTCTTCTTTAACCTTGCTTCGATTAAAGTTCCCCAGTCCTTACAAACCCGAATAAGTCTCACGATGCGACTGTAATCAAGATCCGCAAATTCTTCTTTGCAATAACCCTTGAAGTCTTCGAACCCCAAATTCTCCCAGACATCAGAGTCGTGAATAACCGTTACAACTTTCGCAAAATCAAACCAGCTCCTTTGGAGTGAATGATATGCTTTTCTCGCTTCTGCTCTCAGACCTTCAGCTTCAACTAACGTCGCATCCTTTTTCGCAGGTTTTCCCATCTTCAACTCTCCTTTAAATTATTTACCTCTCGATCCCTCATACTCTGCACGCCTATTCGCATTGGCAGTTTGTATAAGAGATACTTTTTTATCAAACGCATCTGCTATTCTCTTAAGAACTTTTGCATCTTCTTGATAGTCTGCAAGCTTTAACTTAAACGCCTTCCACTTTGGGTCTTCCATGACCATTCTGTCTAAATCCTTGACTAGCTTAAATGAACCTTGTTTTTTGATAAGAGCTTTTTCTTTACCTGCCCTCCATAAGTCAAACGCAAATTTTAATGACTCAAAACGACTGTTAGCCTTTTCTGCCAACACCGCATAATACCCGTAGTGTGCAGCTCCCTCATTCACTTCTCTGCTTAGGTCGCTAGATATGGTGAGGTCTTCTTTTAAAGCGACCTTGACGCTGTCTGGGACGAGACCGTCAATTCTTACAATGTAATCTTTCATTAATTATTTCCAAACGTCTTGTGTGATCCAGCTTATCTAAACAGGCCGTGGTGGGAACCCTAAAGGACCAATTCGAGGGGCGTACTTTTGCTCTTTGACATACAATCCCACCTACGACCTGCCATATGTCTATACGACATCCGTTCGGATTCGGTTTATATTTCGATTTCTTCGACTGATAAGACCTCGATCTGATTTTCTCGACCACCGTAGTCGGATTTTCTGCCGAATACAACCATCAGATTTCCGTCCCTAATAGACGACCTGTATGCTCCCCAAGTCTTAGAAAAGAAGGTGAGTTCTAGAGATTCGTCTTGATCTACTAAGAAGGCCTTTCCCATCGTGTTGCCAGTCTTGTCTTTAAAAGACCTCGTGTCGATCAGCATGCCGCCAGCGTAGACCTTTTCACCTGAAAGGGTATCTATCACCGTCTGCTCGTCAAAGATCGATTCATGGTCGAATTCAGGGCATATACGGCGAAGTTTTTCCTCAAAGAACCCCATGATCTCATAAAACTTAAAAATCATGTGGAGGTCTGTCAGAGTTGGAGGGGTTTGGCCCTTTAACTCATAGAGTTTATTGATGATTTCTTTTCGGTCGCCAAACTCATCAAAAGTCCCGGCATAAGCCACTGATATCATAGCATCAAACTTGACTTTCGCCTTATGCACTCTCTTATAGAAATCATCAAGATCTTTATATGGTTTTTTGCTGATGATCTCCTGTACCGTTTTAGGTCCGACACCCTTGATCCCGGCTAGTGACCACCTAATTCCGTCAGTTTCGCATGCGAAATTGATAAGCGACCGATTTATTGATGGTAAATGGATTTTCACTTCCATCTCGATCGCAGCCTTGCGATTTTTCGCAAGATCTTCAATTTTATTCTTTTTGGCGTCCCATGAGAGCACCGCAGCCCAGAACGCCTTTGTGTTGTTCGCCTTGAAATGCTGGCTGATGTAGGCAATTAACGCATAAACCGTAGCGTGTGCCTTATTAAAGGCATAACCAGATGCGTTTTTAATCTGGTCCCACAATTCTTCAGCCTTGTCTTCATCATCCAACTTCTTGGATGCATTCCTCACAAACTCGGCCTTGAATTTTTTCAACTTCTCTTCATCTTTTTTACCAAGCGCGGACCTGATCACATCCGATTCAGACATCGGGATTCCACCGATTACATGAAATGTCTTCATGAACATTTCTTGAAAAACACAAACACCATAGGTCTGTCCGAGAATCGGCTCTAGTTCTGGATGGAGATAAACAATCGGCTCTCTCCCATGCTTGCGATCACAATAGAGAGTGTGCCAGTCGTTTGCGAGACAACCAGGACGATATAGTGCGACCGCAGCAATAAGGTCTTCGAGACAATCCGCTTGCATGTCAATGAGAAGCTTTTGCATTCCTTGACCTGAGAACTGAAAAACTCCTTCTGATTTTCCTTCTCTGAAAAAATCCCACACCTTCTTATCTGATTTGTCGATCGCCCTCTGATGAATAACATCGATATAGTTATCGACCGTCAACTCTGAATCGGTCTCGATTATTGACTTGAAGATGTCATATTCTTTAATGCCTAGAAAATCCATTTTGACGATGCCTTGAGCAACGACATACTTATCCTCGCATTGGGTAACAAAAATGCGCTCACCTTCGCGTTTGGCCCTCTCAGGGTCTCTTAATTTCTGAGTTTTAACTGGGGTGATCTGATGATAAGGCTCGGAGGTAATAATAACTCCTGCCGGATGGATTCCCTGAGATTTTATCTGTCCATTTACTTCTTCAACTGCAAACTTGAGATCGGGGTTTGAGTTCATGATCTCTTCTAATCTGGGAGATGCATCCATAGCCGCGTCGAGACTTTGAGCCTCGTCTTTATCAAGTTCTAATTTGGTTGTAAGGGCTGTCAGCTCCTGGTGATTAAAACCGAACGCTTTACCAAAGTCTAGAATTGATGACTTGAGTTTGAGCCTCCCGTAAATTCCGATCTCACAGACACAGTCTGTTCCGTATCTCTTAAACACATAGTCTTTAATTTCTTGTCTGCGATCGCTCTCAGAGTCTAGATCGACATCTGGAAGTTCTCCCGATTCACATCTGATCTCATTTAAGAACCGTTCGAAGATGAGGCCGTATTGTAGTGGATCTATTTTTACTATCTTTAAGAGATAAGCTATAAACGATCCTGCACTTGACCCGCGACCTACACCCATGTAGATGCTTTTGGACTTCGCGAATCTAATTATGTCCCACACGATCAGAAAATAATCTTGAAGGCCGTACTTTTTGATGACCTTATATTCTTTTACAAACCGTTCTAGATATTCCTCTCTGGATGCGTATTTGAAATCACACCCTCTTAAAAACTCAACCAATGCTAGAGACGTGAGTCTCTTAAATAGATCCTTAGAATCGATGCTATCGTCGAATTTGGGAAGATAATGTTTACCTGTAGGAAATTCCCACAGACATTTATCAAATATCTTTTCGGTATTTCTCACCCCTGCTGCGACAACTGCCAACGGCATCTCTTCGTGATATCTCTTAAACGATTCGAACACCTCATATCCGGTCTTGAGATAGCAGGAGTCGAAACCAGCATAAGAAGCCGCCGCCTCTGGGTTTTTGAACGCATTGTTTTT